ATTGTTTGATTTGCCGATTGCAACAGATCCAGATCCTCCAGCAGTATTGCCATAGCCCATAGCTAGTGAATTTGTTCCACTCGCCACCTGAGTATTAAGAGTTCGGCCTGATTGAATATCAAGTGAGGATGATCCGCGAGTATTTCCAGTTTTATCAGCACCCAAATATGCAGTACCAACCTTTTCAATGATACCTTGGAGCGGCACTCCTAGTTTTACTTTATTTATTCCGCCATCTTTAACAATAATTGAGCCACCAGAAAGTGAGGTAGAAGTGTCATCAACTGATGTAGAACTAAATGTAGCATCAGTAATCAATGCATTTAGGTTTGATGATGTTACTGTATCCCCATCCTGATATTCTGTTCCGATATTTAATACACTCATTATATTGCCTTATTTGTAGATTTAAATGCATCAACACCAGAAACCTTAACAGTTTTGATTCTTGGCCTTCCAGTTGTATTGCTAATTTTTAATTGTATTCCGTAAGCTCTAGTGTTTCCTATTCTGCCACGAATTGAGACATCTTCGCCAGATTGTAAATCGCCCCCGTTGGCATCTGCTAAAGTACCTAGATTAACATTATAGTCAATGTTTTCAGTTTCGGCAGAAATACTAAAATTGGATGATCGCTCTGGGGATGACTCAACAAACATCTCATAGGAGTTCCATTTCTTTCTATCAAGGGAATCAACATTGTACTGCCTTGTTACCATTGTTCCGCTTACATCAATGCTTTTTGTTTCATCAACTAATGCGATTCTATCAACCCCATCAAGTCTGGATTCAACCTTGTGCACACCTCCAAACGAATTAACCAAAAAGACTGCTCGGCTATCTCCATTTCCAGAAATAATTAAATTCTGAATATCAAACCTTGGGTCATCTATTGTGTCAATGCTTTCCCACTGCTTGTTAATAAAATTAAAAATAAGTATAGCATTGTTCCCAGTAGCAATAACCAATTCGCCATCTTCATTGTATTTGTTTAGTGGAACTGCAATATAGTACTTATTATCAAAATAAACAGCTGTTGATTTATCCCACAAATCACGGTTAATTTCGGATATTGTTTTATCAATTGGCTCGCTTAGTGGTGAGTTATTTCCTCTTAGGTTGTAAAGATCCTGAAAGGATGCACCATATACTCCGTTATCAGAAAGAAAGAATACATTACTTCCAACCTGAATAATTGAATCTCTGGCTACGCACCCAACCTCAGTTGTTACAATTGAACTTTTTCCGTTTACTGGATCATTAGTTCCAGTAATTAACATAATACTGTTTCTGTTGAATACAACTAACTGATTATCAAAGAATGGCATAAGGCCAACAATATAATCAGCTGAGCCAGAATTTAACCTGTATTGAGCACCTAAATTATCATATGTATTAATATCTAGGGATTGGGAGAAAATAATTTCATCCGCATTTCCGTTTGAGGTATATGACTCAGGGGTATTATTAACCTCATAAGCTTTTGGAACAATAAGTCTATTGCTTTGATAGACTCCGAACTCGGGTGCTGGCATATGATGATAGCCAATCCCAGAGGTAATTGTTTTTGCTACGGCTAAATGCACATTACTGTAGTCAGGTACACTGGCATAAAAACAAAAGTCATTTACTGTTGTTTCAGAAATTGTATACTTTGAACCAATTGGCAATTCTGGGATTCCGTCATTTTCAATTATTTCTATTTCATCACCAATGCCATAACTATTAGTTAAATTGGCTGTGATCTTACCATTTAAAGAAGTAAAATGATTGCCAGATAAAATTGTTGGCTGCACAAATTGCCCACTTTCTACCTTTTCAAAGTCATTGGAAAAATTGCCATCCCAAGACAAAGCAACAACCCCCTTGTTAAAAAGGATAACTTTATCAAATGCCTGAATTAAGGATACACTTCTATTTAATGCATACCCAGTCGGATAGCCTAAAGTTGATGTTTCTCCAGTTGAACTATTAATAATTGATGCTCCATCATTTAGGGCAATAATAATGTATTGTGATTCAGGTGACTCAGGATCTGAATAAGCACAAGACCCCCAAATCCTAGGTTGAGCTGAATCAACAATAACTGGAGGTGATGCATCATTAAGCACAAATGGAAGCGTTATGCCTGTTACTCCGCTAACTAGGACATCACTTACAATATCAATTCCTTTACGGACTTGCCACTCCCCATTTAGGCTCATACGACCATTCCTGCTATCTGCTAAAATAGTAGGATTTAATATATCTGGACGAACACGAGTATTAAAACCAGTAAATCCAGTATCTTGCTCACTTAATAGCTGTGAGTCATTTTTGCCGTATGATGAGTATCTTGACATTTATTAACACTTCCAACGCTTGAGGGCTAGTGCCTTGCGAGTTGGTTTACCTTTTGAATCCTTCATTGGGCCTTTTACACCTGACATCCTAGCGCAAAATGACTTCTTGCGAGCCTTTCTTTTGCCAGTTGGCTTTGACTCAGTTACTGGAGGCTTTAAGTTGGCTCCTGTTTTTCGCTTGTAGTAATTGCGACCAGCTTGAGTTAAGCCACCCTTCTTGCTTTTGTGCTCCTTACGCATTAAGCCTGACCTCTTGGCATAGGTTGGCGCATAGGACGACCCATAGGACGCTGCATCTGACCAGCCATACCAACTGGCATCTGGCCCGTAGTAGGACGCTGCATCTGACCAGCCATTTGTCCTCGCATTGGACGCATTGGGCGTTTAGATGGGTTTGGCATTTGCTCATCCATTTGCTCAGTTAAATACTTTTTAACCTTTTGCTTATCGTAAGAGCGAGGCATTTTTTTAGCTGTCTTTTTCTTAGCTGTTTTTTTCTTAGCTGTTTTCTTCTTGGCTGGACGACCAACCTTACCTCCGTATGTACCTTTTCCTGATGGCATAATATTTATTATTTTACTTGTGAAGAGCCAAAATAGAATCCTACAATGGCCAATGCTGTTTGACGAACCTCTGGTAATATCAGGTATCCCTGCGTATGCACCAGTTTAGAGCCTTTAAATAGCCCTAGAAAGCCCTTTGTTTCTTCCTGAAGGGTAACACCCACTTCAGTGAATGCGACGATAAATGGGGCTAATACAATCGCAAAAAAGGTTATCCCAACTAGGAACCTGCGAACCATTACTCCACCATCGCGTTTTGCAGCAGCATCAGCTGACTGATCAGCAATTTGCTGTTTCTTAATCATGCCCTCTAGCATGATTGCTTGGTTTTGCATCTGAGAAGCGATTAGCTTCATAATAAATCCACTAATCCCGCCTCCGAGCATTGCTAATAACTCTGGGGTCATTTCTTTCGGATGTCCTGAATTACTTTAACTGCGGATGCGGTCATGTATACAAGCGTTGCAACACCAACAATAAAACCAAGAACTTCGTTGAATGGGGTCAATCCAATGGTAGCTAAAAATCCTCCAGTACCTAGAGTTGATTTGTAGATAATTTCTTCGGTCATTAGTCAGTAAATTGAGATGCTGAAATTTGAACATTGTCGCTAACCGCCAAAAAGCGAGCTTCTTTAGCTGCTTCAACGCTAACCCAGTAGTTAGTATTTTGCTTTAAAATGTGACCATTTGAACCACTTGGAAAGCCAGCATTTGCAAATGTGCAATAAACATCACCATCCTGAATGTCAAAAAAGACATATTTTGTTGCACGGTCAAATCTAAATGTAGATGGAAGTGCTTCAAATTTTTTTGTCCCACTAGAAGTAACAGTTAAGTTACGCATAGGAGCGGTTGAATTTGGTTTTGGGTATAGATTTGTTGTTCTAGTGTTCATAATTATCTAGATTGTGAGTTGACGTAAGTTGGTATTCGCCTTCCTACGAAGTTGTTATTAGAAATTGTATCAAGCTTGCCAAGCTCCCTGTCCATGTAGTCATTTGCAATTCCTTCCTCAAGGATGGCTTTTTCAATCTGACCATCCATTCTTAAGAAGTCAGCATATGACGCATGGGCAATATACTGAAAAAATTCAGCTGGAACAAAGCTTTCGTCATCTTCAAACTCAGCATAACTAGATTTATATGTGACATATACTGATAAAGAATTTGATCCGTTGAAATTAATGATGTTAGCACCATTTGCATTTACATAAAAATCGTAATTAAGTACGGATTTATTTACGAGTGGCTTTTCCTTTGATATGGAAATAAAGTCTCGTATTGTCGGCGAGTCGGCTTGACTGTAGGGTACGATATTGTTGCCACTTATTGCTCTTTCTTCACCAACCCTTAGATAGCGAGGCCACATTAAGCTACTTTCGTAAATTTCATCAAGGCGACGATTCGCAAAATTTAAAATGTATCCATTTTCCTCTGGCGTAAATGAGTTCACCCCTGCCAGTGACTTAATCAATGATACTAATTGACTGTATGTTTTATTTTGCACTAAATTTTATACCTTATTGGGACTTAAGTCCGTAAATGTTTTATTATAGTAACGAAGAAATTCTTTAGAGTGAACATGCTCAGGGCCGTACTTCTTAATTAATCGGAAGTAATCGCGGGCAGGAATAGTTGCTACACATTTTCCAAGAACTGGGTGAGTCCTACCCTTTTCGGAGAGTGCTTCCTTGCGAGCTATGTTGCGTCTCTTGTGCTCTGTTGCTTTTTCGTGAGCAAAGTTTTGTTTGATATGATCAGCAAATGCAGCATCAATTGCTGACTGGCTGATTTCATGCGGTTTGCTTAAAATTTCCATAATAAAAGGTTGAGGGGCTTTCGCCCCCCAACCAGAATTATTTAGCTTGCTTGTCCTTCAATAAGACCGTGAGCCTGTGGGTGATAAACACCGAGGGTCAGGGCGCAGTCAACATAACCGCGCTCACCGCCACCAAGATTAGGCAGGCGGGAAGTACCCATTGGGATCAACTCGTGAACGCCGTAGTACTCAGGGTTAATCAGGAATCCAGATCCCTTATTTGTTTTGGGATCAGGATCACTATCCGTGAATGTTGGCATACAGACAGGGTTTCCGTTAACAATAGAAACAATGCCGTGATCGCTTTGGTAAAGCTCAACAGAGAGCTTGATGTCAGCGGAGCCGCCATCATAATTAACAGTGCGAACTGAATCTTTATCAGTGCCACTAACTCCAGCTACACGAGCAAAGTCGCTAATAGTGCGACGAAGACCAGTGTTAGCCACAAGTGTAAGACCATTGCTAGTACCATTTACTTCGTAGATGCTAGAGATTAGATCGTTGAATACAGTTTCATTAAACGGAGTTGCCGTATCTTGTTCTGTCGTGTAGATGCTAGAAGCAGGGGTTTCAAATCCAGTTGGAACCTCAACACCAGCAGCAGGGCTATTTTGCAGGTAAGCACCCAATCCGCTCAATTGATAAGCAGTGGAAGCAGCAGCTTGAACCTTTACGTTTTCCGAGCAAAGAGTCTTTTCAACATCTCGCTTGAGTTCACGAACAGCCTTAGCTTCTGCTTGGGCAATTTTAGCTGGGCCAACAGAATCAACTGCATCCTGAAGTTCAGAAACCATGTAATCACGGCGGAACTTCTGAGTGTAGTTGCCCATACGAGCGCGACCAGAGAACTTGTCGGTGAAGGTTGTTACATCAGCACCTTCAACAATACCAGCGGTATTGGGATCATCAAGAACATCAACAGTCCACTCAGTGTTGGTTGCCGAAGCCTTTTTCTTGGAAGCACCAGAGAGAACAGGAGTTTCCTCTGGAGCAAGGATAGTCAGGACATCTGTCAAGTCTTCGCGGTTGGAGACAGCAGATCCTGGGTTTGTAGTATCGTAAGTATTTGAGAATGACATAATTAAGTAAGTAGGTAGTTATCGGCTCATTTGAGCCGCTCTAAGTTTAATGAAGTCCTCAGCACTTCCGCTTGTGGCAAAATTGCTTTTGATGTTACGAATCAATTTCTCACCCTTCTTAACTGGCTTCTCAGAGATAGCAGCAGCATTTCCAACTGATTTAGGCGGAGTAATGCTTTTAGATGGTTTTACTGGAGCATCCATATCCACTAGTTTTCGCTCTCCGAACATACTATTGGCTGCATGAGCTAAGATGTATGGCATTTGAGCTTTTAGTGATGGATCCGCTGACTTTAGACTATCGGTTAAACGCTTATCAGAAAGCATAGCTTTGTATCGCTTGTTAACCTCATTGTCGTTGTCATTAGTCCAAGGAATTTCAGTGCGAGCCTTTTGAACAAATCCTTGCTCTAGTTGCTTGCCCTGAGCTACTGACCTAAGATATGCAGCCTGTTGTGGGATGTGCTTTTTTTGAGCTTTTCGCGCATTCTTAAGAATGTCACGAACCTCACTTTTGGTTACATCCTTATTGTTGAGTTGGGCTACAACATCACTAGGTGAAAAGGAGTCCGCGCCATAAAGTGTTTCCTCAGCCCACTCAAGGACATCTGAAACCTCTTTTGCTTTGGCTTGTAACTCCTTCGCATTTTTAATTTCCTTATATGGATTGTCCGCCAGATCGCTTTGACTTACCTGCTTTGTGCGTTTCTTCTTAGAAACCTCCTGCTCAAGAGCCTTTAAGCGTTCTTCGGCTGCTTTTCGCTTAGCGGTTAATTCCCCAAAGCGAGCAACTGCACGAGAACCAAGCTTTTCGGATAACTCCTTAAGCTCAGCATCTGACATATCATCTAAATCTACCTTTGAAAGAACATCAGTTTCAGGTTCCGCCTCTTCCTTGGCCTCTTCTGGCTCAGGAGTCGGTTCTGGTTCCTGTACTGCTTTGTTAATCCGAGAATTAACAAAATCATCTGGAGATATATTCGTATTAGGAGTTTCAACGAGTTCGGATTGCTCCTCAGCTACGTTTTCTACTTCTACTTCCGCTGTTGTTTGAACGGATTCAGCGTTTTCCGTTGTGACTTCATCTTGCATATTATTTTCCACTCCTTAACGCCGAGCGATGGCGATGTTTATATATTAACACACCTATCAAGTGCTAAATAGCATTTAATAGATGACGATTTTTTTCAAAGTCAGTTATTTCTAAAATTTGATCGTACGAAAGAATCCTGCCAGAAATCTGCTGAATTTTTTCAGACGAACTCTCATGCATTTCGGCAATGCACTCATTGCGTAGTATTTCAATAAAAGCCAAAAAGCGGATAAACGCATCATGTGTTTTAAGGGTATCTATATCTTTATCTATATTACTCATTACTTAGCTAGTTTTTTAAGCTCTGTAGAGACCTTTTCCATTCTTTTGCGGATTCCGCGAATGTTTGGGTCAGTTTTAGCTCTTCGGTACTCATTATTATCCAAAAATTCTTCTGAAGCTTGCAAATACTTTCCCTCATTAATTAATCTGCGAGTTTTTGGGCTACCTTGGATTGACCCTCTGAAGTGCTCGCTAAATATAGCATCTTTAAGTGGCTCGGGGAATGAGTGAAACTTCGGCAATAGGCTTGAAATATTTTTAGCTCGGACTCGTACATCCTTATCAAGTAACATTTCTGCCTCTTCCTTGGTAATTACCGCATCTGGACTTACATCTGGCCCGTAATGGCCATAACCAATAGTATAATGCTTTTCCTTTGGATCGGGCTTATAGGCATCAAATCTAAGACCCTCGGCTTCTCTAATAATGCTTTTATAGCGATTAATAGTCATATCTTCGGCTCGTTTATTGCCGTATTGAGTTTTTGACATATTTTGAGGCATAACTATTTTTGATTCATTGTCTGAGTGTTCATCTCACCCATTTGGGCTGGGTTAGTACCAATCTTACCAATTTCAGCATTTTGTTGCTGTTGAATCTGGAAGTTGTACTGCTGAGCATATTTCTCAAGGCGAGCCTTGAATGCCTCATCGCTTTGCAGACGCTGACCAACATCAGGTTGTTGAGCATATTGTTGAATTGCTTGAAGTGCAACTTGAGCACCGTTTGGTCTTGCTGGAACCTCAATACCAGCATAGATCCTAGATAAGTCATTCGTAATTTCCTCACGAATATCCTTCTGTGCATCCTCCTGTGGCTTAATAATAGAATCAGCCATAATTGGGTCAATTGCATTGGCGGAAACCTCAAGCAGTTGGTCAATACTCAACCGACCATTGCGATCCATTTGAGATAACTGCAATAATTGCTGCAATTTCTTTTCTTGCGTCTCTGGATCATTGTTAAGTACGTCATACGATATGATAATATCATAATCCTCGCTTGGATCGCCCTTTTGGAGAACCTGAGGATTTGATTCCCCATAAATCTTAAAGAATAATTCATCAGGGCCAAAACGCTGAAAGCACTTAAACGCCAGCTTAAGAACCTCGGCTGAGTGACTAAGGAACTTATCAACAAAGAACTGTAGCCTATTCTGGGATATTTGAGATTCATCCAATCCGCAAAGTCGGTTAGCTTGCTCCTCAAGGGTGGTCTCAATTTCAATAGATCCACTTGGTGCAGGCGGAGAAGGGGCGAACTCAATATCACCTTTACGGCGATAAGGAATGAATCGGCCAGGCCCGTACTCAAGCGGTGCTTGCCCCTTGGGGTGCATTAATGGCGGAAGGGTAGCCCAGCTGTTTCGGTCAATCCGAGAATCGCGTTCAATCTTAACCTGATTCTGAATTCCGCGAAGCAGAGCAGGCAAAGAATTAACATCATATAGGCGTTTTGAGTCCTCTGATAATTTAGTTACTACAACTGGGTAGTCGTCATAACCATTCATTAACTCAAATTTAGCATAAGGCGTAACAATTGAATCATCATCCAGATCCTTGTGGAAGATGGTTTCGTAGATTCCCTCTGCTCCATCCTCATCAATTAGTCGCTGATAGCCATGAACAATCTCAATTAGGTCTTCAGCATTTGTAAATGAGTCAGAAATTACACCATTGTTGTAGCTAATGGCTGAACTGTCGTGCTCAATGGAGCTCGCTCGTACGCCCTTATAGTGATCAATTACATAATCAACAAAATCCTCATTCCACCCATCGGTCATAACCTTGTTTTCTAGCTCTTGAGGAGTATAAAATGTCCGCCAGAAGCAGTAAGGTGCTCGCTGAGGATCAGTAACATAAGTAGGAAATAAGAAATCACCATCAGGGGCTAGTGTTTTAACCTCTGGAGAATCAACCTGACGGCGAATAACTGGAAATTCTGCTTCACCAGTTTCTCGCAAGTCTGAGATCGCTTGTCGGGCCTTCTTTTCGGTTAGACCCTCAAATGCCAACATTAAGGTTTGCATAACCTCTTCGTCCGCATACCCAGATCGGAACATCTCCATTGCTTCTGGGGTTCGCCCAGCAATCTGAGAAATGTTTAGCTTTTGAATAAAGCGACGATCCTCACGATGCCACCCGACATAGGTAATTAAAATCCCGCGCTCAAGTAAGTAATTCGCGCCGAGCTCCATCTCCCGCTTGAAGCGAGGAATATATCCAGATGAGGCCATCCACTTCATAAACGACGAAATCATTTTAGCTCGCCCAAGGTGAGCCATTGAAGATGGAAACGCTTTGATGTTGGCTCTAGAGAGCGTAGAGATAAAGAGGGATACTAATCGTCCAATTCGTTCATCAATAACGTGGCTCTCCATATCGGAAGCACCCTCCCAAGGAAATGCATCAGCACCGTGCTTTCGCAGATCGTTACTTTTCCCAGCCCAAAAATTTCGTCGGTCATCATAAGATGATCGGCACATGTCAAAAAATGACGATAGGTCAGAAACTGTTTGCTCGTATGCACCCCTTAGAGTGCGAACATCTGGTTTCTTTGATAAATAGGTCAACTGTTTAGTTGAGTTGTTTTCTTCTGTAATTTCTTCCATAATGTCAAAGTAACACTAATTCTAGCATAGAGAGCAAGACCTTGATGGTTAGTTCAAATATCTCTTCCATATTATAAATCTTGGGGGCGAATGTATGAAAATCTGGGTTCTGCACCCGAATTATCCGCCTTTACATAAATAGTTTTTAGCAAAAACCCCTTTTGGTTTCTATTTCTTAGCTTTACTGGTACTGTCTTCCCCAGTTCTTTGATGTATGTTACTACAAACATTGGGTTTGGTGCTAATCGGACTACCTTACCCCTGTAAATAACAGGTAATGGTACATAATTATCAAATATGTCCTGACCTGCTTCACTGATCCAAGTGTTTCTGCCCTTACCGCTTACCATATCTTCTTCAAGATTGTTGTATACGATTCTTTGGGCCTCCTCAAAATCAATGTTGAACTCCTCTGCAATATCTTTTAAACGCTTTTTAGCCATTAGTAACCTCCTGCTCCTACCTTTGTAACCTTTAGTGAATCACCAGAGACGAAATCAGGGCCGCTCCCATCATTTGCCATACGCAAATAACGGATCAAATCAAAGAAGTCCTTTAGGGCCTCGTCATTCTTCCCCTCTGAATTATAATTAATTAAACTATCAATTAAATTACCGCATGACTGGTGGATATAGCACCTTGGCATATTGGCATAATCAATAGTTCCGTCTGGATTGTAATCAAACCACTCATCTAGTGCAATGATACCATCTCTCTCCTGCTTTCCGCTAGATGGAACAAAGTACATTCCCTTGTCAGCAAACGAATGAAACAAATCTTCATTGTTCTCGTTCTCCCTAGCAAAATATCTTGAGTCCCCAATTCTTTCAAATGGGTAAATACCCTCTTCTCTTTCTATTTCTTTAAATAGTTCAGCATATCCAGCTACATCATAGCCAATCTTTCTGGCTGCTGGCCCATACTTCCATTTGGGATCTCCGAATGTAGCCCACTCACCATAGCTATCCCTATCAGGCCACTCCCTCTTTATGTAGACGCGGCCATCCCTAGATACAGCCGCCCAGAGAGCAACAAAGTTACGAGCCCCAGCTGGGTCAACAACTTGATATATTGTGTAGTTGTTTGGGTTTGTAATATCAGGGAACTTCATCCCGTACTTGTTTGGCTCATCACCCAAAACATTTACATTTGTACTGAATAAAGGAATCAGAGAAGTCATACTACGGACTGGGTAGCCGTAAGCACGACAAAGGATCTGATCCTCTGGGGAGTTCATCAAATCCTTTTTAATACGATCATAACCCCCAAATGGGTTCTCATCTGAGTGAAGATACACAACACCAGCGTTTCTCTGCGGAGAATGTTGAACAACTGGCAATGGCTTGTTTTTGAGTAGCTCAGCCTTTTTGGTCTTTAGCGTTTCTGCTCCCTTTAGATAGTCAGCAACAAATGGGGTATAGCCGTGAATCGGAGTAAATCCGATAACCATCTTTGAGTTTCTGGTAGCTAATCGGAACCTAAGCGTATTTACTAGTGCTGAATCACCTAAGTATTCATCAAGCCAAGCACCTACATTTAGGCTTTCTGGGTTCTTGAAACCGAACTCAAAGCCCTCAAGGATTGTAGCATTGTTACTGAACTGCGTATATGTCTTGAAGTCAACGCGGGTTCTGGTATCGGGGAAGATGAATGACTTAGCAGTAAAGCCATTCTGCATGGAGAAGTTGATGTACCCTTCAATTCCCTTGGTTTTCTTTTTGAACTCCTTGGGCATCATTTCCCATATTGCGGATTGCTGAACCTTGATGGATGTGTCCTCATTTTGACTAAAACAGACAATATGCCCGTCCCTGCTGTTAGTAACCGCCTCCATAACCATTTTAGCACAACCAGTGGTTTTACCGCTTCTGTTTCCCCCCAATACCAGAACTTCGTCGTATTTCTCTAAAGATTCTCGCATTCTTGACCATCCATCCAAATCAAAGCCATAGCGCAGAGGATCTTCCTCAGCAGCTTTAATTCTACCTTCGTGAGCCTCGTG